TACTTGCGTGAGCGACATTAAACGATCTCCTGCGCTCTTTGTATATCTGAAGTTGCGTTGTTTGGAAAGGTCATTGCTGAATTCTCACAACAGGTGCGTCGCTGGTTTCTGCCATAGGCGCTTGTTCACCTTGGGCAACCGCTGCGGGAGCCGTTGCTGATCGTAGCCATGTCTTGGCGTCCTTCATATTTAAGCCAATTGTTTTGGCGAAGTCACGGAAGCGCGCCGACGTTGCAACGCGATTGATCGCTCGATCTGCAATTTTGGGTTGCGTTGCAGCCTCTGTTAGCAAGACTTGGAATTCAGGGCTGCTGAACATCTTGCCAGCGGCACGAATTGCGTCAGGATTGCCCTTTGCCATCGCCTGCATAATATCAGGCATGACAGCGCCAGCGACAGGACCAGCAAAGCCAGCAGCAGCACCAACGGCACGTTTAGCCATAGTGCTATCCATGATGCGCGAAACAATGCCCTCAGCGTTCAAGGATTCAACTAGCGCCTGGTTTGCCTTGCCAGTGGTTAGAACGTTGGCACGGGCCTCAGTTATGCGCTTTGACACCTGATACAAATCACGGAGCGTATCAGATGCCTTTGGACCAAGGGTGTCCACGATCTGCTTGTAAACAGTCGGATTGGCGCGAAGCTTGGGATAAAGATCGGCAAATTCCGAAAAGCCGAATCCGCCCTTTTCAGCGCCGCGTGCAGATCGAGACACCGAACCGAGGGCAGTAGCCACAACCTCACGCCGCAAATCTTCTGGGACAGTTTTCATCAAGCGCACAAAATCGCCTGCATCGCCCTTTGCGCCGCTAGTGATTGCAGCCCGCATCTTGTTTGCGATGCCGCCTTCAAGATCCCGACCAAAAGCGTTTACGATGCGATCACCTAGAGCGCGCTCTTTGGCATAAATCAGATTGGCGCCGCGCAATTGGCTACGGACTTCTTCGCCAGCAACGCGACCAACATTGTCCAATTGATCGGTTGCAAGTGCGCCATACAAACGCTTGAGCGTTGCCTCATCCAGCGAACCATAAGGCGATTCTTCACGCTTCAACGCTTTGCCAATTAGATTCTTTTCACGGATCAGTCGGCCATACGTAATGTCGCCGCCAGCAGCCTCTCCACTTTGGATAAGACTCATCAGGCGCTTTTCCTGCGCGGTCATTCCGCTTTCGCCAACTTCGCCAGCAATCAAGTTCAGTTCCCTGAACAGATTATCCATTTGAACAGGCGTCTGCTTCGGGACAGCAGCATCGACCTGTTTGTAAATGTCGCTTGCTTGTTTATTGAGCGAAGCACGGGTTCCAGTGAGGCTATCCTTAACCCGCTGCGATACAACGCCAGGAGCAATCGCACCCTCAATAAACTGAGCGTCAAATTCGCGCAGAATGTTGTCAGCCTGATCAACCGCTGCCGATACCGAATTGCGCCAAGCGGCCTCAGCCTCACTTCCAGCGAGAGAGCGGGTTAAGCCAACGGCGGCGCGAACCTGCGGGTTATCCGAAAACACGTCAGCGGGAACATCAATGCCAAGGCGTTCAGCAGCAGCCCTTGCTTCAGGATTGATCTGCGCCATTTCGGAAAGCTTAATCTGAGCGCCTTTAGCCTTTGCGTCTGCGCCGGATGCTTGGCGAATGATTGTGCCAAGTTCAGCAGCAGCTTCAGGTGTGGCGGCAGGAGTCACAATCGGGGCGACTGGAGCGACAGGGGCTTCAGGGGCCATTGCGACAGGTGAAGGCATTGCCATTGTAGGAGGCGCTTCAGGCGCTGCTCCAGCAGGAATGGTTTCAGGCAAAGCAGCAGCGGGGCCACCACGCATACCACGAACAGCAATGCCTGTTCGATAACCTTACCGGCAGCACCAGAGCCACCAGCAATCGCAATCTCGCCAGTGTCGAACGTTCCGCCAGCACCTGCCTGCGTTGCTTCGATGCCAGCCTGAGTAAGAGCGGATCCACCAGCAGCGCCAGCAACAGTGGTTGCGCGGCCAGCGGGTGTGAACGCAAGGATGCCGCCTATTGCGCGGGGAACATCGCTCCAGCGGAAGCCGGGTTTAATGCCATATTCGCGACCATCTTGTGAGCGCAGAATATAGTTGCCCTTAGTATCTTGACGCACTTGCACGCCAGGATAGTTGGCCTGAATGATCTTGACCGACTCTTCGGGGCTGGTGAACATTGTGCCGATGCCGGTTCGTGCGCCTGCAACGGAAAGCTCGTTCAATTCCGGCATGGTTGTCCATTCCGGCAAAGCTTCGATCTCTGGTGTACTGCGTTCTGAACCAGTGACGGTTTCGATAATACCTTCGAAGAAGCCAGTCTCTTCGGGCGCTCCACCAGCTTCAGGCGGCAGAATGCGCGCACCAACACCTCCAGCATCGCGGAATCTAATTGCTTCTACAAGATCCGCCTGATTTGGTGTGATACCAAGCGTTCCAGCAATCGCGTTCAACTGTTCAAGGGTAGCACCCCTATTAAAAGCCTCTTGAAGCTGAGACGCTTTGTCACCAGCTTGAGGCGCTGGCATTTCTCCGCCAGCCTCTTTCAACTGTCGGTTCAGATAATCTTCAGCGCGTTTTAGACCAATAGCGAATTGCTCTGGGCTTTGATTGGGATCGAGGTTTGCAATAGATGAAACAAACCTCTCCTGCTCGCTGGGCGTATTTGCAAGGCTAGATATACCTGCCGGATTGATTTTGGCGAGGCGAGCAAGCTGATCCTGAATAATGATACCCTTTAGGATCTCAAGAGACCCCTCAAGATCAGCCCGATTCTGCCCAAGCAGTGAACCCAAAAGCGGGGTTTCAGCAATATTTCCAGCCTGACGCCCAACAGACAAAAACCTGTTAGAAAGAGATTGCAAATCCTTAACCGCAGACAGGCCAGTGCTAATCTGAGGTATGCGGTTAGTATCTTGCTCAATTGCAGGCTTGGCAGTTGGCTGACCGGCAACATCAATGAATTTCCCGCTGGTTGCGCTGATTTGATATACACGATTAGGATCAAGACCTTCAGCAATTTTTTCAGCTTCAGTCGCAAAACGGAAAGTTTCTTCGGGCTTTTCAGGCTTTTCCGGCTTTGGAGGAGCGCCAGGGACAACTAATGGCCCCGCATTGTTTATGGGAGCATCAACACGTTCAAATTCGTTTAGCCAGTCTGTATTCTGGGCCATCTTAATCCCCATATCTGCGGACAGAACCGCTTACGTCAGGAGCCTTACCCCATCCGGGGAAGGTTACATGAATTGCGCCCTTATTGCTAGGGATAGCCTTAACGCCAGGATACATCCTGCGAACAGTGGCAATAGCCTCTTGCGTAGACATTCCCTTCGGCGGCATGAAGTCTAAAGCGTCGCCCATTGGATGCGATCCGCCTTTAGTCTTAGTCAGTCCTTGAGCGACCAATGCGGCTTGATGGCGCTGCGTTCTGAATCCGCTTGTCGGTGCAAAGCCTAGCCTGCCAAGATCGGCTATCGGGTTAATGTTACTGCCCTTGAAAGGTGCCAGACGGGGTTGCCGTCTGACCTCCCTTGGCTGGCACACGATACACTCTGCCATCTGGCCCAATAAACTCAGTGCCAGGAGCAAGTCTACTAGCCTCAGCCTGAGAGGTAACGCGAGGCAATACCCTACCACCACTTTGACCAAGCACATCACGGATTTCATCAGGTGTTCCCTGAATGAAAGTGCCGTCTGGACGTGTGATTGTAATCTTGTCCATCTGCTTACGCAATTCGGCCTGAAATTCAGGAGTGCCAGGCTTGTATCCCAGCGCCACAATGTTTTTGATTACCGACGTATCTAGATCAAGGTTTGAAGCCCAAATATTTTTATAAAGATCTAACCCATCCTTGCCTGTTCCAGCAAGAACCGAGCCGATTAATGCTTCACGGGCATCTTGATTGTCTATCGCTGAAAACGTCTCTTTGGCGTCTTTCATGACGCGTGCTATGTCTGTTCGACCACTAGCTTCAGCGCCAGAAATATAACGATCAAAAAGGTTTAAAACAGCTTCTGGCTTGCCAGAACGATTTAGGCCAAATGCCTGCGTGGCAAATTCAGTGGTGGTTTTCTTATCTGCATCCGAAAGCGTTTGCGTGTAGGCGTTCAGGCTTTCCTTCAGTGCGGGATAATTGAGATGCAAGTCGGCAAGTTTCTGCGGCGTTGGCGCAGTCGTGTAGTCCTTAAGTGCAGCCTCCATCTGGATGGCTTTTTCCTTGGCTAGACGAGCATCTTCTGCCGCCTTCTGCTGCTGCAAATAATATTCACGCAACTTGATGGTGTTTAGGAATGCCTCCTGCGGGGCCTGAAAGCCACCGGCAAGCTGTGCATAGTTAACCGGCTGAACCATTAGAAAAGCCCCTTAGCAACGCCGCCAAATGAACCCAGAATATCGCCATACATCTGGCCTTGAGCAAGCGAAGCGCCAGCACGTTGCGCGCCAACATTCTGAAGGTTCTGGCCTATGTTCTGTGCAGTTTGCATTCCAGCAGAGCCGACGCCAGCAGCCGAAGTCTGGCCAACCTGAGTCAAACCACCAAGGCGCTCATATTGCTGCGAAAGAAATTGATTGAGAAGGCTTGGGCGAAACTGGGCCAATGCGCCCTGGACATTTCCCCCGCGCAATCCACCTGTTGCCGAAGCCTGTTGAAGCATAGCTTCTTCACCCTGACGGGCCAGAGCCTGAAAGATCGGGCTTTGCTCTTGCTGTGCGACATAAGCAGCCTGTGCTTCAGCGCCTGATAGTCCGAGCGCAGCCATCTGCTGTTGCAGTGCGGGTGTGCCGGCAGCAACATAAGGCTCAAGCAATCGGCGCGTTTCTTCGCGTGCCGCACGCTGCTCTGCGATAGCCGCCATTTCAGACTCTACCTGCTGCTGACCAGCCTTTTTGGCAGCCTTACCCTTAAGGACAGCGCCACCAACGCTAACAGCCGCACCTATGCCGGTAACTGGATCAGGCATCAGACATTTCCTTCATATAATCTTCGAGGCTTTCGCCATATAGCTTCAAAACTACAGGGCCAATATCCATAGCTAATTGCGAACCATGCTCGATCTGCACGGCAGCAAGAACCAAATCATAATAGCCAGCGCGCCAGACGAAGCTTGTGGCACAGGCTTGACCATCGCGCTCCACCTCATCCGAGGCTTTCCATTTCAGAACAGCAACGCTCATCAGCGGGATAAGGACATGCGCGTTTCTTTGATAGAAGCCATTAGACGGCATTCCCACAAGCGCGTTCCAGATCGAAGCATCAAGATCGTCACGGTCAATGGAATCGCCATCAGCAATATCGTCGAATAACTGGATAACTTCCCAAAGGGCAATCAGCCAATCAACGGCTTCATCTGAAAGGCAAAGCGCCTCCGAGAAGTTGCGCCGAAGCCAATATTTAGGAGAGCCATCTAGCGTCATTCAAAACCCCTGAAGGTGAGCCACCGGCTGCTCAATAACGCTCGGTGACTGAACCATAACACAGTCAATCTTCGAATTCAAATTCTCGCTCTTCCCATGCTTGACAAGAACGAAGGTCATGGCAGATGAATTCAAACTTATGGCAATAGCCACGAAAGCCAGCCTCAACGTCCCACTGATTCCAAGGGATGCGCTCCATCTTGGCCTGCGTCATGGTTGAGTTGTCGTAATACTCGCAGTTGGAGCAGCGGCGGCGACGGGCTTCGGTCTCATCGACCTGCATGGCCTTGCCAAGCGCACGCCAGTATTCAGGGTTTGCACCGCGCTCGTTGCTGGGCTTTTCAGGGCCAAGAAGCCAGTCTTCAATGGCAACTTGCGTGTTCTTCTTGTTCTGCGCGGCAGTGATGAACGGTTCGCTTTCACGCAGACCGGCAAAGCCTTCAATCATGATCATGGGCTTCTTCATTATGCGATCTCCCTGCCAGATGCGCGAATGTTG